TTGCATTTTTTTGTACCTTGCGGCCGTAGGCCGTCCCCCCCCTTTGAGGCGTTGAGGCGGGTTTTGCGTAGCAAAACCCTCATATTTTCTTCCCCCAGGGGGGGAAGCCCGCCGGCGAGGGGGGGATATTATCGTTGGCCCCTCCAATACGCCACCCTACTATCCGCATATAACTAGGTTACTTGGCCCTGGGCGGGCCTACTATCCGCGGCTCCCCACGGTGCCTACACCCACGCACCGCTTTCAAATGTACCGCGGCCTCTTGGCTCTTGGTATTGCAGGGGGAATTGCCAAATCCGGAAAGGTCTTGTCAGTACCGGGAAAGCGGTGCCGATAGTTGGCCGTCTCCCCGTAGGGGTGGCGGCTTCTGGTCGAAACGCAGGGTTGTGGGTTTTGGGATGGCTGGGGAACCGGGCACCGCAGAACATCAGCCGGGGACTGCAACTGGAAACCGCGCCAGGGATTGGCCGTCTCCCAGGAGGAGTGGCGGCCTTCTGTCTAAATGCGAGGTTGTGGATTCTGGGAAAGCCGGGGAACCAGATACCGCAGAAAATCGGCCGGGAACTGAAACAAGAAACCAGTGCCGGGGATTGGCCGTCTCCCCGTAGGGGTGGCGGCTTCTGGTCGGAACGCGGGGTTGTGGGTTCCGGATAAGTCCAGGGAACAAAGCCAGAGAACTGGACACCGCAGAAAATCGGCCAGAGATTAAAACCGAAAACCTGTGCCGCTGATTGGCCGTCTTCCCGGAGGGATGGCGGCCTCCGGTCGAAACAGAGGGTTCTGGGTTCTGGGGAAAGCCACAGAGAAAAACCAGGGAATCGGATACAGTGGAACATTGACCGGGGACTGCAACCGGAAACCAGTGCCAGAGATTAGCCGTCTTCCCGGAAGGATAGCGGTCTCCGGCCGAAATGCGGGGTTGTGGATTCTGGGAAAGCTGGGAAAAAGGTCGGGGATCCGGAGAGCGCGGAACATCGGCTGGGGACTGCAACCGTAAACCGCGCTGGTGATTGGCCGCCTCCCTGTAGGGGTGGCGGCCTCCGGTCGAAACGCTGGGTTGTGGGTTCCGGAGAAGTCTGGGAAACAAAGCCATAGAACTGGACACCGCAGAACATCGGCCGGAGATTGAAACAGAAAACCTGTGCTGGTGAATGGCCGTCTCCCCGGAGGGGGGCGGCCTCCAGTCGAAACGCAGGGTTATGGGTTCTGGGGAAATCCAGAGAGAAAAGCCAGGAAACCGAACCCTGCGGAACATCGGCCGGGGACTACAAGCGGAAACCGCGCCTCTGATTGGCCGTCTTCCCGGAAGGATGGCGGCCACCGGATAAATCACGGGGTTGTGGATCCCAGAGAAGACCAAGGAACAAAGCCAAAGAACTGGAGAGCTCGAAACCTCACTGGGGACTGCAATCGAAAACTGCGCCGGTAAATGGCCGTTCTCCCGGAGGGATGTCGGCCATCGGCTAAAATACTAGGTTGTGGTATCCGTAGAAGACCGGGGAACAAACCCAGAGAACCAGACACTGCGGAACCAGTGCCGGATTAATAACCGAGGAGTGTGTGGCAAGCCTTGGAGGGGCAATCTGCCTACGCCGGTGGAATAATCCATCACGTTAGCCGTGGGGCAAAATACGCATAGCCATTTATGTCGTTTCTAGCTAGCGGTCATACTACGGCCATCTGCGGTGGAACGTAGGGCTTTTAGTTAGCCCGGAGTGGAGCCGCCAAACTACGCTTAGCTTGCAAATTTCAGAGGCCATAGCGGTCTGATACGATAAGCGCCCCGCGGTTCATGGAGTTGGTATTTGAACGTAACTAATAAGTAGGATGACTTTGGAACTGTTCGTGGCTAGTGCTGGGGAAATTGCTGATGGGGGAACCAGGGACAGGACTTTGTAAAAAATGCGGAAGTATGACATCAGGAATGACATCATATTTTTTGCATAACCCTGATAAGTTATGGGTAAACGTGATGAACCATGAGAAGAGCACTTGACGTAATTTCTTGTCTGGTATAGACTTATGAACAATAAAGCATACCACTGGGTAAGCAAGAGGAAACTGAATTCCTTATGACATAAGGAATTAGCTAATCATGCCTTGGGTTGAAGCTGGGCATTTGGTGGTCATTATAGCCGTTTTTCGGGCTTTGTCCACACACTCCCATTTCGCATCCAAAGGCATACCAAACACTATCTAGGCTCATTTTGGCTTAAAATTCCGAATATGTCAACCTATATCTGAAATAAACGCATAATTTGGCCTATTGGGGCTTGTCTAGGCATAGTAAGATGTGCCATTTCTTGTGCCAGTCTCATTGCCAGTTGCTAACCTACAGCATATGATATTTTGCTATTGGTGGTTAGTGTTGATCGTTGGCGGCCTTCTTGTGGATTTCCCGCGCAAGTTATTGCAGTGTAAAACATCCCGAAAATATCACGTTTGCGGAAACTCTGGACTTTCCCGGTTTTATCTCCGCAGCCTTTCCCGCCGGTCAGAACGCCGCAAAACTTCCCGCCCGCTTCACACTTCTGGAAACTCCGGGCTTTTCCCGGCTTCTGTTCCGCAACCTTTCCCCAAAGCCACAACCCCGCATTTCTGCCAAAGACCGCCACCCCTCCGGGGAGACGGTCAATTGCGGCAGTCCTTCCCCAGCTTTCCACGCCAGCCAATTCCGCGGTTCTGGTTTCCGGGCTTTTGTTCTGCGGCCTTTCTCCAAAACCCACAACCCCGCATTTTACCCCAAACCCGCAACCCCTCCGGGCAACCGCCCAACTGTCGCCGAGTTTTCCCTAAACCCCAGCCGGCCTTTCCCCAACGAACACCAACCCCGGCATTTGTAAATCGCAAACGCATCACTGGGTTTTTGAAATACGCACTGCAACAGGCAAGCGAAAAGCCCCCGCAACTTAGAAAGCCGGCGGTATTTGCAAGGCACCGGGGGAGCTGCGGGTTGTTGCCCGCCCAAGGCCAATTAACTTAGAACTCCGCGGGTAGTCGGCGGCGCAAAGGAGGCACACTCTTTCTTTGGCTTCAAGCAGTAACCAAAACAAGGCCGTCATTGTAAAAATTACTGTCAGGTCTGGCAGTACCGGCGAGGCGGCAGCGAAGCATAACGTGGCATTCTGTCTACTTGGGCTAAAGCCCAAGCCGGCGCGGTTCCCGCGCCTTAGACAGAATGGACGTTATGCATAGTTGCCGCCCAATGTGTGGCTTGTCGTATTTCATGGACTCCGTGGGGTTGGTTTGAGCATTTCCCACATTGTCTGTCCGTGAGGTTTTCGGTCGGCCTCCTTTGCGCCGCGGCCGGCTTGGAGTTGCCCCGCCCGGGCTTTTCTCAACTTACAAATCCGCGGGTGGTAGCCCCCGGCTCCGTGTCGCCTTATCCCCAACACCGGCCGAAATCCCCGCCACCCTGCGAGGGTGGCGGGGCAGTTGTCGGTAACGCTATACAACCTTTTCCCCTGCGCTTATCGTAATAACCTATCCCCCCAACCCAAAGCCGACAGCCAAAAGGCAGACGGCCAACCCGAGGGCTTTCCCCAAGCACCGGGCAGACTGCCTTACGGCAGACAGCCCTCCCGATGAACCCGATACCCCAACCCAAGGCCGACAGCCTAAAGGCAGACGGCCACCCCGAGGGCTTTCACCCAAGCACCGGGCAGATTGCCTACGGCAAACAGCCCTCTCCGTGAACCCAATACCCCAAACCCGAGGCCGACAGCCAAAAGGCAGACGGCCACCCCAAGCCCGCCCAAGGCAAAGCCCGAACCATCCAACGGATTGAGCAACCCGACAAATGCCGCTAATGCAGCATCCAACCCCCATTTTAAGAAACCCCCTATATATACATTAATTTATTTAGTTTTCTTTTTTTTAGAGTAAGCATCATAAAAGAAAAATATATAATATATAGAGAGCCAAAAACGTGCCTCAAATCAACACAAATACCATGTAGCTTTCCCCTTCCGCAAAACTGCAAAATCCTACAGCAACCGGCATCCGCAAAAACAAAAAATATTTTCGGGGGGAGCGCGCGCCCCGCTTTTTTGCGGCTTTTTTCCATCGTTTTAATCCTTCGGTGTAGTTTTCATTTTCATTCAACACTTTTCATCGGCCCGTGAAAAAAAAACACCTCCCCCGCGCCGCAAATCAACAGAAAAGACGGCGCGAATGGAGGCGTAATTTCCTACCCGTGTACTCACGAACCCAAAAACAAAGGGGGCATGGGGGAACCACCAAGGCGGGCAGCCGGAAAAAAACTAGCCCGGCCTCTCCCTCAGCGAAACGCCCTGCCAGTACCGCCCGTCGCTGCTCCGCTTCTGCTCCACCCCAAGCTCCTTCAGCCTCAACCCGAAAAGCCTCTCCGTGCATCCCCGCTCGTTGTTCTCGTCGCACCAGTCCTGATAGCACTTGAAAAGCTCGCGCGCCCTTATCGAATAGCCGGCCTTAAACTCGCACCGGTCCCGCATGAAGTCGCCGATCACGTCCATCTCCTCCCGGTACTCGTCGGTCGCCTTCATCACCATGCGCGGGGCTTTCAGACCCTCCGCGCTCCAACGCCGCGCCCCGTCAAGAAGCCAGTTCAGAATTCCCGGCCCCTCAAGCCTCAATTTCTGCTCAAGCTGCTTGTCCTGCCTCTCCTCCTCGATTCTTGTCAGAAAAGGTATCAGCTTTATGCGCCGCCAGATGCCGTGGTCGGTTCCCTTTATCACCGGCTTGTGGTTCGTCGCCATGAAAATCTTGAAGTTGGGCTGGAAGGTGAAAAACTCCCCGTACAAAAATCTGGCCGTTATCCGGTCGTTCCCGGTGATCTGCTTGATCAGCGGCTCGGAAAGCCGCTTCCCCTGCTCCGTCTCGGTGGTCGTTACGAAGCGCGCGCCGCGCAGCCTTGCAAGATCGTTCGTCATCTGGTCGCCGTTCGACTTCCTCATAAAAGTCGCGGTCGGCGTGGCCGAAGCGTAGTCCCCCAGCAGGTTCATCACGGTATTCAGGAACGTGCTTTTGCCGTTCGCCCCGGTGCCGAACAGTATGAACATCGTCTGTTCCGACGTGTCCCCGGTTATCGCCCAGCCCGCCGCCTTTTGCAGGAACATATACATTTCCTGATTCCAGCCCATTATCTCAAGCAGGAACTGCCGCCAAGCGGGGCAGTCGGCCTTCGGGTCAAAGTCCACGTTGGCGCAGTGGGTGACAAGGTCGGCGGGGTCGTGTTCGCGAATCGTTCCGGTACGCAAATCGATCGTGCCGTTGCGCACGTTCAAAAGCCAAGGGTTGGTGTCCAAGTCGTCCGTCTTCACGTTCAGGCCCGGTATCCAAGAGGCGACCTCTATCAGGGCTTTTCTTCTGCGCGCGCTTTCGCTCTGCATGGCGTGTTTCTCTATGTCCAGCCTGTCCCGGTAGTCGGCGGTCTTTAACAGTTCGGCGTAAATGCCGCGGATCATCCGCAAGCCGCGGTCGTGGATCAAATACCCATCGTCAAGGCTCCAGTGTGTGCCGTTCCACACAAGCCACTTTTTCCACACGGCGTTATAACGTATGTCTTTCCCATGTTCGGTCATAAGCCGCTCCGCGTTTGTCGTGTCGGTGAACTGCAACAGCCCTTTTTGCAACTGGTGCAACCGTAGATAAATCCCCTCGTCCCCTATTCTTTCAGGCATTAGAATACTCCTATTTCCCGTTTGCGTTAGCAAACAATTTTAATCGGAATTCCTGACCCGCAAGGTCAGGAAACGCCCCCCTTGCCCAATACATGGGCGTATGCTTTATATCTATAGCGCAGCAAATCAAATGCCATCTCCTTTTCAACCTTCGTAAACTCGCCCGCCCATTTCTGGAACGTCTCATAGCACAGGGTAAGCGAACCGGGCTTGTGCAGATATTCCCTGTTCAGAAAAAAAGCGCACGCCCGATACTCGTCATCCGGCATATCCTTTTTCAAAGCCCTGTACCAAGCGGTCAGGTGTTCCGCATACTCGATTTCACTTGTCGCGTATTTCGACAATATTTTTTCCTGATTTCTTATGTTGACAAAATACCTGTCCTCCGCAGTCAGCCGCATCATCAGCCCCCCTGCCGCCTTACGAAAACCCTAGACGTTTCCCCCACCGCGATGCGACCATCCCCCATCGTTACCACCGCCCAGAACGACCACCATCCGGAAACGTCAATATCGCCGGCGATGCAGTCATGGTGTATATTCCCCTTTGCGTTTTCGTCAACGACCGCCGCAAACTCCCCAGCCCTGCCGTTGGGCTTGCTGTATTTTATAACCGCCTTTTCAACATTCCCAAGGTCGCGGAAAGTCCGCAACGTTATTCTCAAGGCCGACTGCCCGACAAAGACATTTCCCATTTCCCAAGCCCCCAAGTTACTTTATTTTACTGTCAAGAATAATCTTGACAACGATTTTTGATTTCAATACGATTTCGCTTCTTAGTTTGAACAAACGCCCCAGCGGTGAATCATGCGGAAATATTTTTGAAATAACATTTACTATAGCGGACAGCTTGCGCCGTATGCTTATATGTGCCTGTATACGCTCTATTAGCTTTCGTATGTAAATCCAACCCAATATAACTTGACAATGTATTTTTGAACATTCGGCCAGCACCCGAAAGAACGCGGTTTTATTGACAACTGTTTCATTTGGTTTTATCGTTGCCATCAAAAGCCGCAATGCAAACACGGCACTGTATTTATTATTAATGCCATTAGCCGCATCTTCCACACGTTTAATATAATTGGCAATATTACCGCTTTGTGTTTCGACGCCGATTCTCTGAAATGTTTTTATATACAAATTTGCGGTTCTGGCATTACGACTTTCCACACCCGCAATCTCAAAAGCCCTGCGCCCGTAGTCAAGCGCGGGCTTCCGCTGGTCGCCAATCGTTACGCCTTGCGTTAAAGTCCTTCGGTAATTCCTTGGCACGGTATATGTGAAGTACATCGAAAGTTTAAAATCATAGTAAAATTCCGGCGCGAACATCGGGTAAACGTCCAGTATCTCGTTACCAATCCACCACCAATGATGCCAGTAGCATTTTTGTCCAAAGTCAAAGCGGGGGTAAAAAGTGTCGCAGAAAAGAGCCAGCCAAATATTGTTACCACCTGCCACCGGTTCGGTAACGTCAAAACCGGCACTGCGCCATCCCGCGGGGTTGTTGGCATTCACCTGAAAATTAATGCCGCCTTCGTTGACGGAAAGCCGGCGCGTGGGTATGCCGCCCTCATCGGCGTATAACACGGGTTTAAGCCGGCCCCATCCGACAGGCAAGCCGGCGTATACATAAGCCGTAGCCCTGCCGTTAAGCGTTTCAGGCAAGGTAAAGCGGTTGGTGGCCAGCGATTCCCAAAGCTCCAGCAAGACGTAATCGCCTTCGTTCCATTCGTCAAACCAGTATTGCTGACTTCCCACCGAGGTAGTACCAACGACAGGATCAACGACCACGGGGTAAGCGGCTTCACTCAAGAACCGTTCCGGCACGGTTATCTCCAGCCGGTCGCCTTGTATAACCAAATCCCCCCAACACCGCCGCCCCCTTGCGTCTACAATCTCCGGCCTATTGATGTGGCACAGTTTCCCGGTGCCTTCGCCTAGCAGGGTTTCCTTTTTGTATACGGCGTAAGACCCGGCAAGAAACGGGTCTTTTATATAATCTGGCTGTCGGAAAAAATCGTACCTTTCCGCTCCTTCCATGCGCAGGGTTATCTTGTTGCTTTCTGGTTCCCGAAGCAAAATGCAGTCGTATTCAAACGCGCCATCGGAAAGGATCGTAAACCTGTGCGACCGCTTGCGGCCTTTGTAGACAAGGCTCTTTTTGTCCCCCCGCACCGCGTACCGCTCGTCGTCCACAGGCGCGAACGTAAGCCCCGCATCGCCGGCCCAGCGGCTCAATCCCCATTTCGGCTTTTTGCTTCCAACGCGCACGGCAAGGGGAAAGTCGTTTGCGGACTGCACAAATACAATCGAGCCGTCCTTTCCCCGTCCGTTACCTCCTACTGCCCCAAAATCGTGATTTCCCATAGCACTTGCAGGGTATCGTCAGCCGTCATGTTCACCGCCGGCGCAATCTGCGCGTACGCCATGCAGTCAGCATCAGTGCCGGAGCCGTTCAAAAGACAAACCTCGTTTATGCCTACGGCGTTTAACGAACCAGCGCCAAATGTAGCCCTGTAGGTTACGGTGTTGTCCCCCGCGCTTCCCCATGCCGCTTTAAGCACCGGAAAGCCTCCGTCAAGCGGCCTCACATCGCCGGCAGGGGCGTTGCATCTTGTGTTTCCCTTCGCGCCGCTACCCGTCCAGCCGGTGCCGACCTGCATAAACCCGGTGTTTGCCGTTACCCTGTTTCTTGTCGGCGTTGCCAGCATGGAATCGGCGATCAGCGCGTCCCCCTCGCGGGTTACTATGTTGTGCCGCCGGTACACCATCAATCGGCCGGGCAAGCCCAAAAGCCTTCCCAGCAAGCCCGGCCGTTCCCGTTTCAGGCATCCGTTGCCGTCCATAACCCGCACCGTAACCATGCCCCTGATTCTTATTCCGTCCCTCATCTTCTGCTGCCTCTCCCCTTGATTTTCCTTTTCAAAAGGCGCACCACGGCGCGTGTCGCCATCCGCACGATTTCGGATTTTATGCCCTCCCTGTTTATGGAACCGGCTTGAAAAGTATTGGCAAGAATATTCCCAATACCGCCGCCGGTTCTTAGGTTCGAGCAGTTCGGGCAAACATCCCCGCCGCCGGTCAGTCCCGACAATGCCGCCATCCCGCTTTCCCCTTGGCCGGGGTTCCCGCCGTCCGCATCACCGGCGACGATACCCGATTCGTTGCCGGCATCCGCACCGCCAACATTAAAGTAACGGTGAAACTCCGCATCCAGCCCCCAAACCGCACCCGCATCCGCGAGCCTCTCCAACGCCGCGCGGTCAAGCCCCCGCACCACCACCTCATGCCCGTTCCTTGCGTACCAGTCCGAAACGTCGCTTGCCCGCCGCAGTCTGGCGGTCGGCTGTTGCGAGTTCAAGATAACACCATCGTCAACGAACCCGGCTATGTGCGTGGCCGTTCCCGCCGCCACAAGCCGGTCGCCGTGCTTCCTCCCGTTTTTCGTAAGGTAGAACACAGCCCGAATGTCCCCGGCCCTTGGGTTCGCCTTCGTAAAGACCCGCCTCAACAAATCGTCCGCGGTGGTGCGTACCAACAGCCCGGTCGCCGCATACAAGGCCATGCACACAGCCCCCGAGCAGTCCGAGGCCGCCGGGTTCTCGTTCCCCCATCCGTAGGGGCTTCCGTACTGCAAAAGCAGAAAGTATACAAAGCGGTCGGTCTCGCCCATCGCCTCGAACTGCCGCCGCTCCGTCTCCATCAGGTTTTCCCATCGTATGTGGCTCATCCTAGTTGCTCCCCTTGATGTAAAAGTTGACGGCGAAATTCACCGCCAACGCCAAAAAAGCTATAACCACGCTGATAATCGCCAGCTTCTCCTTTCCCCGCTCGCTCTCCTTCGTCTCCAGCTTTTCAACCCGGCCGACCACGTGCTCCTTGAACTCACGCATCTCGCCTTTCAGTTCCCGCATCTCCGCCAGCGTCTCCACCAGCAAAAGCCGCTCCTCGTTCGTCATGGTCTCCTCCCACTAAATGTTTTCTTCGCAAATATCTTCGGCGACGCGGAATGTCGAGACAAACGCCGCATCGCGTCCAAACCTGAATGAAAAAGCCTCCACCGTTCCGGTCGCCTTCACGCCCTTTACCGCAATGCCCACCTTCGCGCCCACGCGGGCATTAAAAAGCCCCTGATGCGTCCTAACCGTAAACTCCCGCCTTTGCCGGGCGCGTTCGGCAAGCTCCCGCGCGACCCAGTCAACGTAATGCGGCCGGCCGCCCACGTCGTGATCCGCAAAGTAAGCCCCGGTAACGTTCAAGACCTTCGCCCCGTTCCTTGCAACGCTCTGGGCATCCCGCATGAAGCAAGACCGGTTAAGGTCAAGCACGATAGGCCGCCCGTGTATCGAGGCGTTGTAAAGATACCCGCCGCCACCGCTGTCAATCGTCAGAAAAGCCTTGTCGATACCGCTTTCAACGTCATAGTGCGTATACGAGAATGACCCGCCCGAATACTCAAGCCGCCTCCGGGCATCTTCCCGGTTGTCAATATCGTCCGCATAAATCACGGGACGCTTTGCCCCGCTTTCCCCATCGATTACCGAGTACATGGCCGCATACCGTCCCCGCTCTATCTCCCGCAAGTGCGAAGCCCCGAAAGGGTAGCGCGGCCGCAAATCATCGTCATACGTCACCGGCGGGTTGTCGTACCGCCAAATCTCCCGCCGCGAGAGCGACACGGGCATATTCACTTTAAGCCGCACCGTGTTCCGGTACAAATCAGCCCGGTCGCTTTTCCCGAAATAAAAAACCTCGCCGCCCTCGAACAAATGCGAGACACCGTCAGATGCGACATTTTCGACCTGATACGGCGAATTCAGAAACTGCAACCTACCGTCCGGCCCGCACTCCAGATGACAGCGGCAGGCGGTCGCAAGCCCCGAAAGCTCCCGCCACACGTTTTCCCTAAGCCGCACAAAGGGGTAGGCGATGGGAACCGTGGAGCAGTCTATCCCGTCAAACCCCACCCCCGCCCGAGCCGCAATCCCGTGCACGAGCGACTTCCCCGGCCTTTCCCGGTCGCAAGCCACCGAGTCCGTGAACACCGCCGGCGCCGCCCAGTCCCTTGCCCCGTCCGCAACGCGCAGCCTTGCGGAAAAATCCCGCAGGGCGATGCGAACGCGCCGCCTTCGCCCCGGCCCCCGCTCCGCCCGTATTCCCCTGTCGTCAATCAAAAAACCAAACCGCCTGAAGAACGGCAAGCCCTCGCCGGCCGAAAACGAGACGACAACCAACGACCCCGGCCCCGCATCTTCGTATTCGTAAATGCCGATTGAGTTGTCAAGGACAATCTCGCCCCTTGCCGAAACGCCGCCCGCCGCCTCTTTCATCCCGACAAAATACGCCGAGACAATATCCCGCTCGAACACCGCCTCAAAACGCCCGCCAAGCTCAAACTCGATTTTCAGGCGCGCGGCGTTGCCGGCGTCATTCATTGCTTTCCGCAAATCGGGGTCAACGTCATAAAACCTCATCGGCCTAACTCCTTGGGCAAATCCCGCTACAAAACATTCTCGCAACCGCCGAAAACCTCAGCCGCCACAGTTCCAGAAACGTAATACCTTACCGGCCCAATAACGGCATCGGCGGCGTTGACGTTCGTCTCGTCCGCAACGCGCACAAGTTTCTCAAACCTAATCCTGAACGTGCCGAAATACCGCTTGTCGTACCTGTCCCGCACCAGCTTGGCGGTAACGGAAAGCTCGTCAATCAACTGCGGTATGTCCGCACCCTTGTTCAAAGCCCTTTTAACCCAAACTTGCGTCCTCACGCTTCCCTTTCTCTTGCACGAGACAATCAGGCCGTAAATCCCCGCGGCTTCCTTTCCGTTAACGCTATAAACAACATTGTCGCCGCCAAACCTTTCGCCGTCCTTCCTTGCGGTTCTGTCCGCATAAGGGTAAGGCCGCGGCGCGAATTCCCCGCAAACGTCCAGCCGCAACTTTACCGCCTCCCCCCGCGAGATCCGCAACTCGAACCCCTCCACCCCGCAGCTTTCGTACAGCGTCCTTTCGCCGCCGCCCCTGTCCTGCACGATGTCGAACCGGTCAGCGTCCTCCATCGGCGCAAGGCAAAGAAAATGCCTGTAGAAATCCCCCGAAACCGAAAGCTGCACGCTCTTTTCCACCGACCCCAAGGCAAGCCCAAGCAAAAGCGGGGCGGCGCCGATTGTCAAAGGCGTAATCACGCACCCGGCAGTGCCCGTAACAAAACCCGAAACCTTGCGCCCGCCGTCCCCCTCAATCGAGGCTTCCCGCTCCAGAAGCGAGACCGCCCCCCGCACGGTCTCGTCCGAGTACGGAATATCCGTCTCGAAATGCTCGGTTCTAATCACAATCGTACAATCGCATCCGTTAACCATCATTTTTCAATCCTTCCACGGTAACGCGCAACCTTGCCGCCACAATCCAATGGTCACCGCAGTACCGCCGCTTTGGTCTCACATATTCCATTTTCGTGATAACAGCCCTGTCAACAATCCCGCCCAGACTGTTATCAACCCCAACAGCCCGCTCTATAGCCGCGCCGTAGTAATACGCCAATGTCTCCCCGTCCCATTCCCGCAAATCGTCAACGGGAATCTGTATCTCCACCGAATAGGCGTTTACCCGAACAATGCGCTCCTTTTCCGTCCGTTCGCTCGCCGCAAGCGATACAAGCGGAACCACCGCCTCCCGCCCGCCGCTATCTCCCAGTTCAAGGGACGGAACATGAAAACCAAGCCCGTCCAGCAACCCGTTCACGTCGTCAACAAGCAAAGCCCTAACCGCGCCGCGAATTTTTACCTCCATCGAAACCGGCCCCACGCCGCTCATATAGTCCTCCTCACGTAAGGCTCAAGCAAAGCCCGCACGTTCTCCGGCATGGACATCTCGAAATGCTCCCCGTCCCTCCAGTTGCCCGCCACGCTCCCGGTCATGCCCACCCGCCGCCCGCGGTAGCGGTTCAGGTTCCAAGAGGCAAGCTCAAGACACGCCGCGGAAAGGTCGGCGGGAACGGTCGCCAAGGTGTAACCCGCCCTGTAGTCAACCCGCGCGGCCACAATACCCCGAAAATTCCTAACGAAAGGGGACAGCGAAATACCAAAGGGAACGTCATTCTCGATACCGCAATCCGGAACAGCGTCAAAATATCCCGGCTCAATCCGCGACTCCCCGCCGTTCCCGATTAAACGAACGCCGCCAACGCTAGAGACGGGGTACTCGCCAAGCGGCAGAAACAGGTCGCCGTTAAACGCCAGCCGCTCGTCGTATCTTTTGCGAAGAAAACGCCGCTTGCAGAAACCCTCGATGCTTAGGGTGGAGGTTACAAGGCAAAACCGGGTAATCCGCTCGTCCCGGGCGTCAACGCCCATCAGGGACATAAAGTCGTCAAGGGAAATCAAGGTATGTATCGCGCCGTCCCGCCGTGTCATGCCTCAAGGTTACGGCAAGCGCAAGCGGCGATATATAGGAGTTATGAGCAATTTTTGTTTATTCGGGAGCGGGTCAGACCGTCAAAGCCTTTTCCTGTTTTTTCATGTAGCTCTTTTCCGCGACCGAAAGATTGGCGCGGCGTTGTTTAAGAAGATTTTTTTCTATCGTGTCGATTCGTGTCGATCCCCGGCGAGCGCAAGACGTTGCGAATCCTCGTCTTGTGCGCGCGACAGGCGATGTGGAAAGCGTCCTTTATTCGGGGAGCGGGCGCAATGCACTCGATTTATATGATGCACCATCTGACAGCGTATAATAATAATCTTGGAAACGACGGGGACGCAATACAGGATCAGCAACGCGACATGGCTTTTCCTGTTCCGCGATGGATTTCGTTATGCCGATTAATATTTGTGTCATTTACCCGCTTAAAGCTCTCATGCCTCCCAAGGCCACGGCGTTTTGCCAACATACGTTCCATTACGGAGTGCTTCCCATGCGTCCCCTTTTTCATGTCTTGATTGTACATCAACGGCCTTGTCCTTGTCGATTTTCAGACGGTGGTAACGCATGATTCGGTCCAAACCCGTTTGGATTAAACTCCAAGCCAAATGGATTCAAAGTATTGTTTGTAAATCGGTCTGATGTAACAAAATCGCCAAAGTGACTGAACACATTATGAAGCCAATCGTAACCCAAATCAAAATCATCATCAGTGAGGCGAATCTCTTCCCCATTAACAATATAAGGTCCAACAGTAAATATGTTATGGATGGCAATTCTGTGGAATTCTTTTGCCTGATCAACGGTCATACCGGGAATACAAGGTATAAAACCATCTGGTGACATCATACCCGGGCTACCTCGTTCAATGAATTCTTCGTGAATTATCATACCTGAACCGATTGTTCCGGGGCGTGCAAAAGAGTTGCCGTCTTGTTGTAGAAAGTTAAACCCAGGAACAAGTGAATGTCCTGCCAAATTTTGCAAATGAACCGCATTTTGCGCAGGAACTTGGAGTGCTGTCGGGTGCTGAACTACACCATTAGGAAAACCCGCAACGTTAGACGGGACTAACATGTTTGTCAAAATAAATGGCCACTTTTGTACATCTTGCCAACCGGGGAATTCTGCATTTCTTACTTGTATTTCGGCGGCACGGATTGCGGCTGTGATCATCGCCTCTTTCCATTGACCCCAGTTTTGATAGCCACTTGGCAATCTATCACCGAATACAATACCTGCGCCGAATCTTTCTTTGAATGACGCGATGTTAGGGTTAAATTGCGTCGACCCAGACAAGTCAGAGTCAAGTTGGAACTGGTTGTTTACTTCTGACAATGAGCGTACTTGGATACTGTGGTTTCCTACTCCCAGTGGTGGTGTTAGGTTCGAGAGGTTGAAACTTGTTGCGTTTGCTGTGGTTGTGTGTCTTCTGATTCCACCTACGTAGATTGCAAAACCGTGGTTTCCTGCTACGCTACCCCATGATACTGTTGTTCCGCTGATTGTTACTGATGCAGGCGCTGGGAGGGTGACTGTTGGTGGGTTTACTGTGAAGTTTGCTGAATCAGACAAGTCAGAGTCAAGTTGGAACTGGTTGTTTACTTCTGACAATGAGCGTACTTGGATACTGTGGTTTCCTACCCCCAGTGGTGGCGTTAGGTTCGAGAGGTTGAAACTTGTTGCGTTTGCTGCGGTTGTGTGTCTTCTGATTCCACCTACGTAGATCGCAAAACCGTGGTTTCCTGCTACGCTACCCCATGATACTGTTGTTCCGCTGATTGTTACTGATGCAGGCGCTGGGAGGGTGACTGTTGGCGGGTTTACTGTGAAGTTTGCTGACCCAGACAACTCGGAGTCAAGTTGGAACTGGTTGTTTACTTCTGACAATGAGCGTACTTGGATACTGTGGTTTCCTACTCCCAGTGGTGGGGTTAGGTTCGAGAGGTTGAAACTTGTTGCGTTTGCTGCGGTTGCGTGTCTTCTGATTCCGCCTACGTAGATCGCAAAACCGTGGTTTCCTGCTACGCTACCCCATGATACTGTTGTTCCGCTGATTGTTACTGATGCAGGCGCTGGGAGGGTGACTGTCGGTGGGTTTACTGTGAAGTTTGCTGTATCAGACAAGTCAGAGTCAAGTTGGAACTGGTTGTTTACTTCTGACAATGAGCGTACTTGGATACTGTGGTTTCCTACTCCCAGTGGTGGCGTTAGGTTCGAGAGGTTGAAACTTGTTGCGTTTGCTGCGGTTGTGTGTCTTCTGATTCCGCCTACGTAGATCGCAAAACCGTGGTTTCCTGCTACGCTACCCCATGATACTGTTGTTCCGCTGATTGTTACTGATGCAGGCGCTGGGAGGGTGACGATTTGAGGTGCGACTTCGAATGATATATCCGCTGTGTTCGAGTTCATTTGGTTTGCGACTGTTGGGTCTGCGAGGGCTCGGACTTGCAGATTGTGGCTTCCTACTGGTAGTGGTGGGTTGATTGTTGACAGGTCTAGGCTTGTTCCGCTGTGGACTACTATTGGGGCGCGGTCACCCGGGAGGTATACTCGGAATCCGATTGCGTTTGGTACGTCGTCCCATGAGAGGGTTGTTCCTGTGATTGTTAGGTTCGATGGGGTTTGTAATGGGATTCTGATTGGGGTTGCTTGGGTTATTGACACTGTTGTTTCTTCTGAAAGGTCAGAGTCTACAAAGTTGCTGTCTTGCTCTGCTAGGGCTCTTACTTGGATGTTGTGTGTTCCTATTCCTAGCGATAGGTCTGCTATGTTGATGCTTGTTTCGTTACCTACTGTTTCTCGTGCGATTCCGTTTACGTAGATTCTGAACCCTACCGCGTTTGATACTGCACCCCATGACAAGGCCGTCCCAGTTAATTGAACGTTTGTCGGCGCTGGGAGGGTGACAATTTGAGGTGCGACTTCGAATGATATGTCTGCTGTGTTCGAGTTCATTTGGTTTGCTATTGTTGGGTCTGCGAGGGCTCGGACTTGCAGGTTGTGGCTTCCTACTGGTAGTGGTGGGTTGATTGTTGACAGGTCTAGGCTTGTTCCGCTGTGGACTACTATTGGGGCGCGGTCACCCGGGAGGTATACTCGGAATCCGATTGCGTTTGGTACGTCGTCCCATGAGAGGGTTGTTCCTGTGATTGTTAGGTTCGATGGGGTTTGTAATGGGATTCTGATTGGGGTTGCTTGGGTTATTGACACTGTTGTTTCTTCTGAAAGGTCAGAGTCTACAAAGTTGCTGTCTTGCTCTGCTAGGGCTCTTACTTGGATGTTGTGTGTTCCTATTCCTAGCGATAGGTCTGCTATGTTGATGCTTGTTTCGTTACCTACTGTTTCTCGTGCGATTCCGTTTACGTAGATTCTGAACCCTACCGCGTTTGATACTGCACCCCATGACAAGGCCGTCCCAGTTAATTGAACGTTTGTCGGGGCGGCAAGCGGAGTTGGTTCAATATGTGGTTCTTGGATTTCGATATCTATGATGGCCGCACCAGAGTTCATCAATCTGCCATTTTCAGGGTCTGCCAATGCCCTGACCGAGAGTTGATGTTTCCCGGGCTCAAGACCCAATGTTTTCAAGTCAATTGATGTGGCGTTGTTTACCACAACAGGTGGTCGCCCGTTCGGCAAGTATATACGGAAGCCTATTGCGTCTTCTACTGCGTCCCATGACAAGATGTTACCCGCCACAGTCAAATTCGGTGTAAAAAGCGGTACACGCATTCCTGTTTGTTGAGTCACAGAAATGCTTGTTTCATCTGAGAGGTTTGAATCTAAAAATTCACTGCCATGTTCGGCAAGTGCACGCACTTGGATATTGTGGCTACCTGTTGTTAGGCGCAAGTCGGCGATGTTTATACTTGTTTCGTTACCCAAAATAAGTCCTGCTACACCGTTTACGTAAAGGCGGAAACCCGCTGCATTTGGTACGTTGCTCCATGAAAGGACTGTACCATTTAATGCAACGTTCGCAGGTGCGGCAAGTTCCGTCGGAGGTGGCGGCGGAGTTGGGATGTAATTTGTGATACAGTTATCGTTGACACAATTTCCATCGACTTTTATCCCACCGCAATCGTTACAGTATTCGTTCGGTACAACAACCGGTGGTGGTTGGGTTGGCTGCCTGCAAGAGGCTACGCCAAGACCAAGACCTGCTACAGCGAGCGTGGTGAGCAGAACTTTCTTGGGAGTGTTCATTTTTCCTTACCTTCCTTGCAGACGCCGAAAGCCGACGCCTGTCGAGATCCGCCTCGCCCGAGTAAAACCGTATCACGTTTTGAATCAAGCATCAAGCCCTTTCCGAAAAAAACGCAAAACTTGGTGTTTGTTTCTTTTGCTGGGTTGTGTGATTTCATTCATAATTCAAAGGCACGGAAATGACGGGGGAATCACCGTCTCTCTATGTTTATCCTGTAGCCCAACGAATATATCACGCTGGCGAACGTCCTAAAGTTTATCTTTTCGGCATCGCGACTGTTGCCACTGCAATCATAACGATATATAATTATGGCATAGGGTTTGCTTCAGCAGGGGGCGTTATGGATATGCGGGGGAGCATCAAGTTCAATAAATCCGCCTTCAAACATAACGCGACGGCGCATGACATTTTCGCGGCTTTTGAAACCTTCATTTTCGAGGATCCTGTCGAAGGGGAGGAAAACAAATACCTGCTTATCGGATTCGATACCAAGGCCAATCCGATTGAAGTCATGTATAACCGAATCGACGAGGATCGGATTAACGTATTCCATGCGATGCCGTTGCGGTCGGCGTATGCGGCGCTGCTTGATCGATAGGGGGTTTTATGCCTGAAATGACCGAGGAAGAAGCGGACGCGCTGGACGAACTGTGGACAAAAACCACCCCCGAAATAAAAGTCGGCGGCGGCGGTGGTTTCTTTTCCGAGCACAGGGCGCGGATGGTGATACTGGATGAGCAGACGGCTCGCATATTAAACGCGAAGGCGATGGCGGTTCGACAAACGCCATCCGAACTGCTGGTGTCGATGATTCGCGGGGAACTAAACCCGGCGCGTCGGGCAGGCGCGCCGGGGCTCGCCTAGCGCGTCGGGCGGGAAGCCGCCAATACCGTCAAACAGACTCCCCAACGTCATTTTTTAAGCCTTGGTTTTAAGTATGACGATGTTCCCTTTCGGCCTTGTTACAAGAAACCCGTCCCGCTTGCGGAACCTCAAGAAAAGTTCCCCATACTCCATGCTTTCCGTTGTCTGGTCGAACCGCTTTATTTCCACGCCCTTCCGGTCGCCGTGCTGTATGCGCCTTGGGTTCATGAACACGGCGAAAGGCTGGTCTGCCTTTATGTCCGCAATCTGCGGCAAAATCGAAACCTCGTGATAGGGGTAAAGGTCGAGTTTGCCGGGCATCGTATCGGTCGGCCTTCTCCAGATAGGCCGGCCGGTTGTGTCCTCTATGTTGGCTATGTGGTTAAGCACCGTTTCATTAAGAAACCAACAGCAATCTTTGCGTTCCTCTGCGGGTACCTTGTAGACTGCATCGCGAAAATCCTTCCAAGTCAAATCGTTAATCGTTGCCCCAGTTATCGGTATTTCAATCGCGCCCTCCGCGTTCATTGCTCCTGTAAAGGGATCATCGTCTGCAAGCAAACACTGACGGTCAAATTCCTGTCCGTAAACCTCGACAAACTCATCCACGAACATAGCCCCAAGGTCTACGAATACGTCATCTTCGAACTCGTCAAACCAAGGTATATAGCCGGCCAGCGTGTAGGCTTTAAGCTCCACCCTTTCCGCGCCTTTTGGTTTACTGCCCTTTATCTGTTGCCCGTAGGCGGTCAGCCAGTGCAGTTCGACCCCGCCGCGTTCCCTTGTCGGCAGGAATATGCTTGGCCCCATCATGGGGCGGTGTCTTACCAGCGGCATCATCACGGACTTTTTCGCTGCGTCCTGCATCAACTCGGTTTCATAAATCGGGTTTATCAGGTATTGGTCATTGGTCGCCATGTTCCCCATCGGCGTTCCCAATGGTGCTTTTACCTTCCAACCCTTATCCTCCCAGCTTACGTCCCGCGGGTTTGTCCAATTGTCCGCTTTCAGGTTGGGCGAGAAAGCCAGTTCCGCAAGCGTCTTGTGGTTCCCCGCCCATGCCGCCGCTATTCCTTTCCCAAGGTTAAAAAGCATCTCCCGCCGGGTTAGTTCCTTGGGGTGCTTGGCTTGTGTTTTTAGCTCGTCCCGCAAACCTTTTACAGTCCCCTCCAAAGCCGCGATTAGCGTTGACTGGTTCCCGGTTACGGTCTCTAGGGCTTTCGCCATCTCCTCAAGAAGTATTTCCTTGTCCCGGAAATACTCGGCAGCCTTGGCCGGGTCTGTAAAGCCGCACTCCTCAATCTTCTTCATGTCGGCAAGTTTCTTCTTGATCGCCTTCATAAGCTCGTCCATCTTTTACGCTCCTGTATTGTTGTTGATGATATTTCCCCAAAACGCGGGAAACCCCAAATCCTTGAAAGTGTCTTGTTTTTCGCCCGCCGCTATTTTCGCCAGCGCGTAAGGGTTGGCCGGCACGTTGCAAATCGAAAATTCAAGCAGTTCTTGCTTTCTGAAAATGAGGGCGGTTTCGTCCCCGTCCCTTGCCGGTGGTATCTCTATCTCGATAACCCGAAATCCCACCGACCCCGCGCGTATTACCCCCGCTTTCACTCTTTCGCCAATCGACCAGCCGAAGGGGTCAAAGTCCTTTTCGTTGAATTTCACAATCCCATGCAGTCCCTGCCCATCGACTGCCAATCCGTCAATCTTCCCAATCGCCGGTATGTCGTACCGGTGCGCCCATTCCACCACCGGGTTTTGCATATAGCTTTCATAGTCCCAGCCCATCGGGTCTATGCGCTCGCCGTGCCGGTCAAGGTCGTATGTCGAAAGCGTCCACGCAAAGCCTTTTCCCGTTTCGCCGGCATCCGTCAGGGCGAAAGGCGCGGCGGCGATTAGTTCCACGTCCCCCGCCACTTTCCGCACACCCTCAAACCCTTTTCTCACTCCCAGAAAACGCAACAGGCCGTTTCGCGCCACCGTTACCGTCTCGCCGTTTTTCGTCCTCAAAATCATGTGAATATCTCCTTGAAAGGTTGCGGGTTTACCGTGAAACCCCTTGGGTAAAAATCAAGCTCGTCCTTGTTCACGAAATCATTTTGCAGGGCGCACAGCATCAGTTCCGCCGGGTTGCGGACGCTCAAGTTCGTGTAAAGGCTGGTGCGATGGTTGATTATCGTCTTTCGCGAAATGCCCATCGTTTCGGCCATCTCCAGTTCCATATACCCGCTGCATATCAGCCCCAGAACCTCAATCTCCCTGTCCGAAATCTCGTTCGCCGCCTTCGGAAACTCCCGCCGCATTTCAAGCCGATCCATCACTCCCTTCGCGATATAAATCCCGCCATCGCGCACTATGCAAAGCCCTTTTACAAACTCGTCCATGCCGTCCATCATGTTCACGTAGCTTTGAACGCCGTTGGCGATAAAGCGCATCCCCAAATCGTCCGGAAACTCGTGGACGTTCACCGCTACCACGTTCATGCGGGGCAGTCTCTTCAGCATCCGCAGCATCATGTATGGCGTGGCGCGCTGGTAAAACCCGCATCCGAAAATCAGGTTTTCCGGCTTGTAGTCCTTAATCAGCGCGTCAAGCGAGTCTCTCTCCTTGCAGGTAAAAAGGACGTTGCGATAACCCAGCTTTTCCAGAAATACTTTCCAGTGCGGAAAAAGGTTTTCGGCTCTGCTCATTACCAAGGTTCTATTGTTCACTCGCGCCCTCCGCATTGTTGTTTTTTTCGCCCACGGTCTCAAGATTTCTCGGCCTGTGCCAAACGTCCCCCCACGGCTTGGGCTTCAATCCCCTTTCCAGTAAAACGTCGTTAATCGTCTTAATCCCGGCGTTAATCTCCGCGATGTCCCTTTTGCTCTGCGCATCCTCGCTCTCCTGCAATTCCGGCACGTCGGACAGGTCGAAAACGCATCTTTCCTCCAGCCCCAGCCGCATGAAAAACCGGCTTTCAAGTATCCGCTCGAACTGCCGCAGTATCGGTATCAGCGTGTATTTCCAAAACGCGGAGTGCTGTTCCGCGGTGTCCTTGCCCGAAAGCGCGGTGCTTCTGTCGCTTATGTTCGCCACCCTTGGCGGTATGCCGTATTTCGCTAGTATCGTGTACAGGTTCCAACGTTTCAGTTCAAAGAGTTTTACCACTTCTGGCGTAAAGGACAGCGGCTCAAAACTCGTCCCCTTGCCAAGCACCGCAATCTTGCGCCCCGCCCTTACAGCCCCATACTTGCTTTCCCATCGTCTTTCCAGCAGTTCGGCTTCCTCCGGCCTCAAGGTCTGTTCCGTTTTCAAAACCCCTTGCGGAATGGCGTTGTTTTTCAGCAGTTGCGAGTTGGCGCGGTTGGCGTAAAAATCCTGCTCAAGCTCCAGCCCCAGCGACACAAGCGGGTTCACGCCCCGCACCGGGTTCCAAGGGTTCCAGTCGCGAAAGTGGATCAGCTCGTCATGCAAGATGGGCAGTAATTCGGTGCCGGCCTGCAAGAACCACCGGCGCGGCCTGTTCCTGTACCCAAGGTCGATTTCGCCGGTGAATTCCCCCTCATGCCGCATCCGTCTGGGGTCAAGCACATATATCTCCTTCGGTATCCCTCCGGCGTAGTCCGGCCCGTACCACCAAAACGCTTCACCCTCCAAAAACCACCATGCCGCGGTCTCCTTCCAAAGGTCATACAGGCTTAACGCCTCGTTGGGTCTGTGAAATAGGCTATAAACCGGCCCGCCTGTAATCTCCGCACCGTTTTTCCTAATCGCAAAGTCGGCGCGGGCGATGTTCCTAATCAAAATATTCACGGCTATGTTTACCCATGCATGATACAGGTAAGAGCTTTGGGCAAAAGGCAGGTCGTTGAACGAGCCAAAACCGTCATCGAGATTCGGCCTCTCCGGTTCCCCGTTTTCCTTGGGCATCCCTTCGCTTTTCTTTTTCCCGGCCGCAAATATTTTGAAAATACTCATAACATCACAATCCCATGCTGAATGTCCGAGAAGACCGCATAGCGCAAAGCGTCCAAGTAGTGGTCGTTTATCTTTATGATTTCGCCCGCCTCGTTGCGGCAGTAGTCCCAAATCTCCGAAAGCACGCCGTTGCAGGTTTCGCAAACGAAAAACTGTCCCCGCTCTATCTTCGCGTGTATATAGTCAATCCCGCTTTCCACGGAATTATTGGCCTTTACGCCGCCCTTCACCTCCTGTATACGCTCGCCCCCCGCGGGGTCGCAATATACCGGCATCCCCATCGCATCCGGACAGTCAAGCAACCCCCGCGCCTGTACTTCGTCATTGAACGAGCTTGTCGTCATGTTGTACGCGCCGTAATCGCCAAGCACGTAAACGGTATCGCCAACCCAGCCAATTTTCACAAAGGTTATGTTAAGCCCGAAATCCTGCCCGCCGGCGTATCGGTCGAACCTTTCCGGCAAATCGGCCTTTTTGACAATCATGCCCTCATCGAATTTCTCGTATACCACCCCTTCGGCCTTAACCCATAGCCCATCGCGGAACCGCGCTTTTTGCTTTTCGGGCAGCACGTCCAAAATGTCGCTGATATAATCGTCCGGAAGGTTGGCCTTGTTGTCCTCTGGGTTTAACAACATCGAGTTATAAAGACTCGCCTTCTCCAGCGGTTCCCCGGTGTTGAAAGCCCTTTTAAGCACGAATATTTTGTATGCCCAGTGCAGGGGCGAGCCGGGGTTGCAGTCGTAGAAAAACATATTGCGGCATCCGTCAACCTTCATGGCGAGCCGCGAGTATGCCGTTGTTACCGTCACATAGCTAAGTTGCGAAACCTCGTTGAAATAAATAGTGTTGTACTCATGCCCAAGAATTTTGTCGGCCTGTTCCCGGTCGCCAAGGCCGCCAATCCAAATTTCCGAGCCGTTGTAAAGCGTTATGACGCTTTCATGCACCAAGTAGTTATAGCCGGCTTTGCCTATCGTGTTATCAAGCCAAGGGAAAAGGGTTTCACGTAGTACGGACGAACGCGCATCTTTTGCGCGGTAGCGGCAAATCAAATGCCGGCTTCCGGGAAACCGCAGGGCTCGGAATATAATCGCCATCACAAGAACCGTTGTCTTGCCGGAACGCGAGCCGCCAAAAAGCAAAACGTGTTTTGCCCCGCTTTTCAGCAAGGCAAGGGCTTTTTTCTGTACGTTTGTCGGCCTAAACATTACAGTCGTTCCCATTCCGTGCCCCTACAGTCCCTGAAAGTCCGGGGTGAAAATAAGTTCCCCCTGCTTCTGGCCGCCGCCGTTTGGCGTTACAAGCCCAGCCGCATCACGTTCCGCTTTAATTGCGGCCTCCACCCAGTCCGTAACGTTGCCCTGCGTCAAATCCGCGGGATCCATCAGGTCAAGTTTCCGGCTTACAACGTCAAGCATTTTCCCGGTAACTTGCCGGTGCCGCTCGCCTTGCGCCTCTATCGTTTTCCGCATCTCGGCAAGCCGCAGTTTCTCCGTGTACCGGTCGAAGTCGCCCGCCCTTTCCCTCCAGCGGTAATCAACCGCCCATTTTCGCCATACCCTGTAACGCTTCGCCCGCATGGTCTCATCGTTCTCTATGCTGTCAACGGCTTTCCTGACGTTCCTTTCCGGCCCAAAATCCCGGTACGCGCGAAAGGCGGCGAACGCCCCGGCTGTTTCGCCTTTCAGCTTCTCCCAGCTTTCGTAAGGCAACAGCCCGCCGGTCGCGTCGTCGTTCAGTGCCTCATCGATTACCCTGTCGATTGCCGTCATATCCCCGAAGCCCCCGCATCGTCTTGTTTGCTTTCGTCCGCAAAAAGTTCCGCGCCTTGGTTTTCCGTTCTGGTCTTTGGCTTGGCGGCACCGCCGCTTTTAATCCACTTCTCGATTTCGTCCGGGCGAAACCTCACGTTTTTTCTTATCCGGTAATGCGGTATTTCGTTTTTCTGTACCCACAGCCTTATTGTCTGCGGCCTTAGTTTCAGTCGTTCCGCAAGCTCCCGCATCGTCAAATACTCGTCCACTTTTCGCCCCCGGCCTTTTCGTGTTCGCGCCGCGTTCCTTCTTCCCGGCAGTTCAAAAATAGCCCCGTCTTCATCCGTTGGAAATAGTAAATCCGTGCAATTTCATTCATGTTCCACGCCCTCATGTTCGTTCAAAATCACGCCGCCCCTGTTTCGTTCGTTTCTCGAATACGTTACTTCCACGATTCGCCCGTCATGCAGTGTCAAGGTAACCGCGACGGTTCCGTATCTAATGCCGTCAATGTTTTTGCGCAACTTCGCGGCCACCGCTTGGGCTTCCGCTTTGTTCACGCCTTGCCCCTTTTCGTCTTTTCCGTGTTTCCGGCAATCCACTTGTTCAATACGTCCCTTGTGTACATGACCCTGCGGCCAATTCTGGTTTTGGGTATGTTTTGTCGGTCTAGGGTCGTCAGGCAAATCCCCAAAAACTTGGCCGTGTCCTTTCGGCTCATTATCCCGCCCCCCTTCTCCGGGGTTTTCGCCGTTTCGCAAACCGCGCTTTCACCGTTCATCGTTTCCTCCGTCCGCTTTCGTTTCAGGTTAGGGGTAATCTGCGACCCGGGATATAGGAGTTATGAGTAATTTTCAAAAAAAAATCCCCGGCGTTGTGCCGGGGTTTTCAAAGACAATTCAATTTTTTAGCTTTGGGTGTTTTGGGATGACCTCGGCGCTAAAGCACCGAGGTAATGATTAAGACACCGCCGCGATTTCGACCGTTTCCGCTTTCTGCATTGGCGCGAGTTTCGGCAACAGCCCGGCGAACGTCTTGCGCTGTACCGCCCTTATGGTTTCCCGTTCGCCGTCAAGTTCGTGGTCGGCGTAGTGCGCCAGCATATCGTCGGTTCTGTGTCCGGTCTGCGACTTCAAGAGCTTCTTGTCCAGCCCCTTCACCATGTATGACGTGTAGAAATGCCGCCAGCCGTGAAAGACGTATTTCCCGGCCTCCTCCTCCGTCATGCCGGTGTATATAAGCGCGTCGCGCTTGGCGTACAAAAGCCGCTTTCCGCTTACCGGCCAATCGGCTGAATAGTCGGACCAAAACACAAGGCTGTCCGGCGTGGTGTTCCAAGGGTTTTGGTTCGCGAGTTCAAGCAGCGCGGTAATCAGTTCCGGGAAATTCACCTCCACCGTTCGCGGCTCGTTGTTCTTGGTCGGCTTCCGCTTGTCCACCGGGTTCCATGACGCGCAAACCTGTATACAGTCCTTTTCTATGTCCCGCATCCGCAACGCCTGTATTTCCCCAAGCCTCATGCCCGTTACCGATGCAAGCAGGTTGCCCAGCATTTCGCGCTTGGTCGGCCAAGGTGCTTTGAATATCGCCGCGGCCTGTGCCGGCGTCAGTATGTGGCGTTTCGGCGGGGTCGATGAGAACTTCATGTGTCCGCTTGAAAGGTTCGTGTCAACCAAGCCTTTTGTAAACGCCCAGCCCAGCGGTATCGTTCCGGTGTATACCAGCAGGTTTTTCCATGAAGCGGAAAAGGGCTTTTCCCCTATGTGGTCGATAAAGGCATCCAAGTCTTTCGCGGTTATTTCGCCAAGCAACCGACCCTTGAAGAACGGTTCCCAGTACATGGCAACGTTGCTTTTTTGCCCCTTGCAGTAGCGGCGGTGAATTCCGTGTTCCTTCCGCAGTTTTTCGCGTATGTAGGGCGACTCGTCCCAGTCCCAAAATCTTTTCAGGAACGCTATAAAATCTTCCGCGCCCGGCGTGTCCTTCATGACGTAGCTTTTTATCCAGCCAAGCCGCTTTAGCTCGTTCATGATTGTTTGCGCTTCTTCCGCGGTCTTCACTTTCCGCGCGGTCTCTTTCAGCGTCAAATCCTGCACGGTCGCGCTTTTCTGTTTCCCGTGCTTGCTCTTGGGTATCCCGTCCCGCAGCATCTGAAAGGCGGCCTGCATCGCCTCTTTCTCGTCTTTCTTGCCGGTGGACACCGGCGGTAGGTACTTGCCGTCCTCGCCCTTGAAGGCCACGGAGTAGCAGTTTCGGTCAGCCCTTTTGAAAAGGCTGAATGGGTAGGCGTTCATAAAACGCTCCTAAAGCGTCGGCAATCAGCCGGTATTGTGCCGGTCTATGTGCCAACTGAATTAAGATAGTGTTTACGACGCCCGATGCCGGGTAGTCGAAATCGGCTAATTCATTATGACATAAGGAATTAGCCAATCATGCCTTGGATTGTGGCCGGGCATTTGGTGGTCATTATAGCCGTTTTCCGGGCTTTGTCCACACACTCCCATTCGGCTTCGGTGGGCAACCGATATCCATTCGTGTCACGGTTCCAGGTCACGATCGTCCCGCTTACCGCATACACGGGGGTCAGTCCAGATCGGAGACTTCTCCGGTTCGCGAATTCCGCCGCCTCGTGCCATCTTACGAAATACATCGGGTGATCGTCCCCCTCCCCACGCATGACTGGCCTTCCCCATCCCATTTGCGCCCATTGCCCTATCATCGCCTCGTAATGCCGCCCTATAGTTGTACCCATTAATTCGTACCACTCGCGTTGTGTCACCAAATGCGCGTCCATGTGGAAAGAACTCAGCGTCACGTTGCGCCCGCCCATGGTGAACGTTCCGCCCTGGACGAAAACCATCCCATAGGGATCACTAGTCACATTAAAATTGAGGGCAAAAAAAATCCCAACGCCCAAAGCAAGAGCTATAATGACTACACCGATGGTGATGAAAGCCCCTCGCTGGATAGCACCGTCTTTTTCCTCCCTGATATTGGGAACGGGGATGACTTATTCCATATCCGACCGTCGTAGCCATTCGGCGGCTTCGGTTCGGCCTTGACCGGAAGCAAGATCAACAGGTGTCATGCCATTTTGCGCTTTTACGTCTATTTTTGCACCCAGCTTTTTCAGGCATTCCAAGGTTGCTACTTTTCCATCTGCGGCCGCAAAGAATATTGGTGTCAGACCTTCGTTGCTCCTTGCGTTCACATCTGCGCCATGGGTTGCTAAATACTCTATACTTGCAAGGTCGCCACTTCCCGCCGCAAAAAAGATGGGGGTATGTTTCTTTCTGTCTTCCGCGTTTATATCCGATCCCAGTTCCACAAGGCACTTTATGTTCTCTTTTTTTCCTTCCATGGCCGCAAAAAACAAGGGTGTCGCGCCATAGTTGTTATCTTTTGCCGTGACATCGGCTTTCTGGGAAACAAGGTATTTCAACACTTCCACGTTGGCATTGTTCTGCGTGGCCTCGTGTAGCGGTGTCCAGCCGCTGTCGTCTTTCTCGTTTGCCTTTATATTTCTTTTTTCAACAAAATACCGCACATCATCAACGGTTCCCTTTTTGGCGGCAGAGAAAATGTCTGTGTGTAGTCTCATTACGGACAGTAAGTTTTTTGCTTTATCAAGCCCATCTTGAATGCTGGAAATTTTCATTGTTGATTTGAAAGCAGGTGTCATTAGCTTGTCGCTTGCCGTAAGCCATATTTCGCTCAACTTCAGATAACATTTTGCGGCTCTGCTTCCCAATTCATGGACACGAGGATCACCTGAATGATCCCTTATTAAACCTGCCAAACGTTGTATGTCTATTCTTCCAGTCCCTTTTATTCGCATGTACTCGTCGGCATATTCCTGTGCCTTAGCTACACTTGTGGTTGGGGCATTTCGCATATGTTGCATAACACTCTCAACGCAGATTGATCTGTCCTGTATCTCTTTCTCACATTCGTTCACCACCGCCTCGATTTCGGATAGTTCATCGTTGTTTGATACATTTTGGGAAAGACATTCAATCAGTGTTGCATTCCTTCCTCTCTTTGCAATATCCAACGGGATCAAACCGTCGTTGTTTTTCGCGTTAACGTTGGCCCCTTTGGAAACAAGATATTTCGCAACTTCAACATACCCTTTTTCTGCCGCCATGTGGAGCGGGGTAAAACCATACTCATCCTTGGCATTGATGTCTGCCCCTGCGGAAACGAGAGCCTCGACAATTTCGGCATTTCCACTTATCATTGCCGCCGCGTGTAACGCGGTTATGTCATCACTGGTTTTTGCGTTGACATCTGCTTTTTTAGAGATAAAAAATTTAGCAACTTCAACGTTTCCAGCACATGCCGCAACATTAAGTGCAGTGGAATTCCTTTCCCCCTTTATGTCAACATCCATTCCTGCGGAAATGAGGAATTCTGCAACCCCAACGTTTTTATTTATCGCCGCAAAGTGAAGCAAGGTGCCGCCATTACTGTTTCTCGCCTTTATATCGACACCTTTTTCTTGGAAAGACCTCACGTCTTCTGCCGTTCCTGATCTGGCGGCATCAAAGATATTCTCAAAACCCATATTTCCCCCGTTTAGTTCCTGTGGAACCTCTTGAAATACTTTTCCCGATCCAACGTCAAGAAGCAAGCCGAAAACGGGCGGTTCCATTAACCTGAATTCGGCTGTGATTCACTGGGAATTGCTGAATAAATCAACATTTTCCTAGACAATAGCGGCGCAAGGCATGTTTGTATGACCTGTATCTGATTGTCAAAGCCCCAACTCTCTTGCTATATCTCCAAATCCTGAATTATCCAGAAAATCCATGTTCCTTTTGTAGGATTCCCTTGCAATTTCAGCAGTCGATTGTTGCTTAAAATTTTTGTAATTTTCACACTGCTTCCAAAGCTCAGAACTGGACAAACAGTATCCGTCCTTTTTGTACCCTCTCTGTAGTTTGCATGTTTTGTAGTTGGTGTCGTAGTAGGAACATACTGTATCTGACATTGTTTCACTTCTCCTTGGTGTTTATAGTCCACCATGACTTTGGTTTGCTTGCCCAACGGACAATATTCTTAACGCTGAACATCTCAGCGACAGAATCTAAGTTTCATGGAACATCTTCGTAAACACCTTCCTAGCCCAATACCAGAAAGCAAGCCGAAATGGGCGGTTCCGTTAACCCGAATTCAGTATTTTTGCCCACAGCATGTTTCTTATCAAGAGCCCTTCATCCATGGAGGTATACGTTCCATAACCAGCTCCCAACAAGAACAACCATAGTCATTTATATAATTTAGATGATCATGCATGACTGCAATTATCATGCTATTGAACTCATCATCACTCTGGCTCATGAGATTGTTCGCGGCATTCATAATTCCCTCAAGTGTTCTGCCCTGTCCTGCTGAGAGATTGCGGCATGAATGACACAATTCATCTGCTCTTGTTTTCATCGTTCTACTCCTTCAGTTTTTTGGAGCCTCTGCCCAAAATGATATTAGAGGACGTTTTAGTCTAACATGCCTACTTCCTCCTAATCATTTGTCCTATCTTCCAGCCAACTATCCAACCTGCAATTGCACCGCCAGCGAGACCGACAAGACCGATATCATCAAACAAAGCCCAGGATATACCACCAAACAATATTACCCCAAGGATGGAATAAACGCGCAAAAAAGTGTCCGCATAATTAAGCCTACCAAGGTTTCGTAATGCGACATCATCGCCTTGTGCCGCCGCTTGGCGATGCAACCAATGTGCTTTTGTTTTGTTTCTAAAAACACCAGTTCCATTGTAATACAAAGTGCCAAGGTTATTCTGTGCAACTATGTGGCCTTGCTTGGCGGCTTTGGTATACCAATAAGCCGCTTTCTCCCAGTCCTGACTCACACCCCCCTTTCCGTCTTCATATAATTCCCCAAGAATATATTGTGCCGATGCATATCCCTGCTCAGCAAATTCTCTGTATAAAGTTAACGCCTCTTCATAATCCCCCCTGGTACTCAAGTACATCCCCTTATCAAGCATTTGCTCCTCGGTATAATTCTTGTCATCTGGTATGGTGATCTCTTGCTCGATGATTTTGCTTTCAGACATAACTCTGTTCTCCTCTTGTTTCCTCGAACCTTTCCAAGACTTGCTTCTCGACCCAATGCCAAGAAGCAAGTCGAAAACGGGCGGTTCTGTTAACCCAAATTCGACAACGAAAGGGACATGCTGTAATCCATGTAAAAATCAATTACCACATTCGCCCATTTTCAGCGAGTTACAAATCAGGGTTTGACCGCAATCGTTTTTCCACTTTTTCGGAATAACTCCTGTTTGTATAGTTCACGCACCTTTTCCAGTTGTCGCTGGACAAACAGTACATTTCCTTGTCGTTCTCCGTTTGGGTCGTGCCGAAAAAATTGCACGTTTTGTAGGTTGTGTCGTAATACGGACACACTGCATTTGACATGGCTTCATCTCTCCTTGCTTGTTTTTATAGCCACTGGCTATTATTTTTTACTGTCCAACGGACAGTATTTGTACTTAAAACCGTATAAACGTAATACCCATACCAATAGAATGGGTAAAATTGTCTCGGAACCAAATACCTCGGTACCTTATATTCACCCCTCTCATCGAATGGATTGGACCAATGTCCAATCCAATGTCAAAACCAGGAGTTACCCCATTCGCTATTATTCCATACCAATATCCGAAAGCCCCAAGCTCCAGCATGATATTTGAGAATATCCTTGCAGTATTGCCAAGAGGAAGTACTAGTCCTAGGGCAGGTCAAATAATACCAGTCATAGGAGATATATAATCATCATCATTGGGATCTCTCGTAAAAAAAGGGCCAAACTTTCCCTCTAGGCCGATATTAATATATGGTATGGGAGATCCTTGAACTCCTGCTCCAAACCATACCCCTCCAACGCTGGAGCCCTCGACATCCCCCCAAAAATCGGATGCAGAGAAATCTATCGTATTTCTACGTGCGTTCGCTATTCTCCTGGCTTGCCGCGCTACCCGCTCTCGTTCCTGTCGCTCTCGTTCTCGCCGTTCTTGCTCCCGCTGTATCGTTAGTTCTTGTGCACGTTCCCGCTGTAACACCAATTCTCGCTCCAGTTGCTCTCGCTCCAACTGTTCTCGTGCTCGTCGCGCTGCCTGTTCTCTGATTTCCAAATCGCTGGCTTCTATCCTCATATAACCAGATGCACTTAAATCATGTGCTAGAATTCTGTTTACTGCAATAATTTCGATGGTCAATGTTGGCGTTAAATTATCTGCCCTTACATTGCGAAAATTTACGACTCCTTCAACGCTGTTTGGGGATCTTACTCTTGTGTCGCCGACGGAAAATCTTATCGCCTCTGTTTCTAAAGTGATTCTGCCATTGCTGATAGTCTGGTTGTTTTCGTTAATTAGTGCGACATCCACCCTGTAGCTGAAAGAGCGTCTGCCACCAAATACCACGGCTCTCCGGTCTCGCGGGGCAATATCCGCCAGTGGCCAGCCAGAAAATCCCCATGCCTCGCGCCTGCCAGTTTCCTCAAGCCCTTCCACCAATGCGTTAAGGGCAGCGAATCCCGCCTCGGAAGGATCAAGGGCTATCCTCATTCCTAAATCCACAGTGCGCCTTGCAAAATTGGGTTCTCCAACTTGTATTAGGCTTGGGTCAAATATTATTTGGAATGGGGGGTGATTGTCAAAAAAACTCGCCATTTCCCTGAATGCTTCAAGCCATTGATCCCTTAATTGGAAATCCATTAATATTCTTTGGCTAATTGTTCCGCCGCTTATAGTCGCGGAAAGTGTATTAAGGCGCGCCAATGCTTCAAGCTGTGCAGGATCAAAGGTGGCGGCTTGGGCGAAATTTAACATAGCCTCCACATTCGCCCCGTCGTCTTGGGCAATAATGCCGCGTGCAAGTCCCGCCTCGGCCTGTACCGCAGAGACATTCCCAGCTAACAGTGTTTGAATTCCAGCCTCCGTGAGCTCAATGTTTATCTGCCTAAACAGTTCGGCTGTTGCCTCGTTTAGTATTTGCCCCCTTCCTTCAAATTCTGCAAGGGTTCCTGTTTGCATAAAATTTGCCCGGCGTATCGCCGTACTTGAGTCGATAATCACAAGTTCTAAGGAAAAAAGATTTCCAGGAACCCTGAGAACGGTTCCCACAAGCAGATATTGGGCGTTTGCAATATGCCCAATTCTGATATAATTCTCGTCGGAAAATCTTCCGCTCGCCGCCAATTCCTGTTCGGCCATTACTGTGTTTAGATGGTGGTGGTCTCTAAGAGTTATGGCGGAAAATCTGTTTATGTTGTTGTTCAGCATTCCCTGGATGTACAACGGAAGCCAATCTGGCACGTCGCCCTGAACATACGGGGCGAGGATGGCAAGGTAGATATCTCTGCCCCCAGCTCCTGTGTACATAGGGCCTACCACCAATCGGCTTCCATCTGCGGTTCCACGGGCTGTTATACCCATTCTTCCAGCAGAACCCGCAGGCCGATTTGCCGGGGAACCAGCACAGGACAACAAGGAGAGAACGAGCAAAAATACGAAAAGTACCGCAAGGCCTAAATTCTTCATGACATCCTTATTTGGCTACAGGTCTTTCATTCGAAAACGTTTTCCTGAAGACTGTTTCCCAATAAATGGCCATTCGTTTCGGATGGCCATTGTACCATTCTGTACGGAGTATATTTTTCTGTCAAGCATAAAATGCATAAAAACATCATTTTTTTTACGTACTATTCGCTTTAGATGCCAAACGGTTATATAAATGTGCTGTTGGCGAAAATTTATGAAAAGTGTACCAATCCGCTATGCATCTGAAAATCACTCTGTACGATGTTTGTTCATTTATCAAGCATAGAAGATGATACCTGTATCATTCGATAAGGATAGGTTATGGACGGGGCGGAGGTTCGTGCCACTCTGGCAAGGAATATCAAGGTGTTTCGGGCCCGGAGAAACTGGTCTCAGGCCGACTTGGCCGAAAAATCTGGGCTTTCCATCGTCTATTTGAGTGATATAGAACGGGGCAACAAATGGCCGTATCTGAACACCCTGGTCAAGCTGTCCAAGGCGTTTAAGATGGAGGTTTACGAATTGCTGATGCCGGAGAATACCCCGCGCCCCATTGACGCTCCTATTCTCGATAAGTATACAAAGGAAGTTGCCGCCATTTTCGAGAAATCTTTGGAAATGGCGATAAAACGCGCGGCGCAGTCATTGGCCACGATGCAGGATCAGTATTTGTCTAAGTGATGTTTTTTTACGCATATCCCATTTTTCCTTGACAACCCCCTATTTAGGTAGGGTACGAACTGGAACAAGGCTTGAAAAGGCAATAGGGCACAAGATGAGCGTTTACGAAAGCATTATGCAAGGCCTGACCGAGGCCGTGGACTATCAGCAGGGAAAAATCAGCGCACGAAAAACAAAACTTACCATAAGGCTGGTTGGCACCTTCAGTATCGACGACATCAAGCAAATACGCCAAAGAACAGGGTTAAGCCATGTAATGTTTGCCAGTCCATTGGGAGTTTCCTCCATACCTACTGATTTGACAACGCGATTTCCGCAAACCGATCGGCCACCGTGTCAAAGGCTTCGACCAGCAGCGGGTCGAACTGCGTCCCCTTGCCGTTGCGGATGATCTCCGCCGCTTCCCCAGGCGAAAGGGGTTGCTTGTATGGCCGCGCGGACACTAGGGCATCGTATACGTCCGCGATGGCCATCAATCTGCCTATCAAGGGGATGTCGTCGCCTTTAAGCCTGTAAGGGTAACCTTCGCCGTCCCACCTTTCATGGTGCGTCAATGCGAAAATAAAGGCATAGCTTAGGAAATCATTGTCACCGACATTTGCCTTCATGCGGTTGATTGCGTCCGCCCCCAAAGTAACATGGGTTTTCATGATCTCATACTCGTCCTTGGTGAGGGGCGAGGGCTTGTTCAAGATAGCGTCCCCGATGGCGATTTTCCCAACATCGTGAAGCTGGGACGATGACACGAAAAAATCCATGTCCCAGTTGCAAATCTCGTCGGGGTACA